AAAAATGCAAATCATCATCTGATGTATTTCTAAGACCAAATATCCATTTATCAACAGATGCAGTTTGAAACTTTGTTATGCCGTTTGTGCTTGTATTAACTCGGTTAATTAGTATGGTGTCATTGGTAGTGCTACTGTTTAGAGTCAATGTCCCACTTGCCGTTACCGTAGTAAACGCACCCGCCAGCGGAGTCGTTGTGCCAATCACCACGTTGTTTATCTGATTGCCGCCGCCTGAGACTGTGCCGCCCAAAGTGAAGGCTGGCATGGTTCCCACGCTGGATGGGCTGCCCAGTGCCGGGGTGACTAGCGTTGGGCTTGTTCCAAACACCAGTGCGCCAGAGCCTGTTTCGTCTGTGACAGCGGCAGCAAGATTGGCGCTTGAGGGTGTACCAAGGAAAGTTAGGACACCCGTACCTGTGGTTGTGGTGCTTGGAGCCGCACCCGCCCCGCCGCCGATGACCAAAGCATTGGCCGTTAATGCGCCAGACGATGCTAGTGTGCCTGCGGCTGTGTAAGCCAGTACGCCGCCTGATGTGCCTGCTGTAAGCCCTGTGCCGCCAGATGCAACCGGAAGCGCAGAGCCCAGGGTCAGAGCAGTAAAGTACGTGGCCGCATCAACAACATTTGTGCCATTGTTATAGACCAGCGTTGCCTTGCCTGCAGGGACAGAGATGCCTGTGCCTGAAGTGTTTTTAACCGTCTTGGCTCCAGTGCCTGTGTTATTGATAAGGTAAAACTTTTCAATCTGGCAACCAGAACCCAGTATCAGGTTACGTATCGAGCCTACACCCGTGGAGCTTTCCGTAATATTTAAACGCAGGTTTCTGGCTGATTGAGTGGTTGCAGAGTCGGTTAATGTGATCGTTACATCTGCGTCCGTTGCAAAATCTACCGTGGCGGAACCTGTAATAGCCTCCCCCAAAACAGCATCACCCAAATTAACATTGGTTAAAGTGCCCCATGTGCCTGAATTTGCCCCTGTCTCAAGCAGTTCTATTTTTAATGATGACCATGTTGATGCCATTTTTTGCCCCTACGTTAAGATTTGAACCCAAGTCACGGTGTTCCCATTATTTACTGCAACCCAGCTCACCGACTGTGCATCATTCACATTTTGCCAGTTAGGCGTCTGGTTGTCATCTACAGGACCCCAAACAAGCAAATTTCCCACTTGGCCCTGCGCTAAAACCCCGGTAACAAACACATCCGCATTTGCAGCTACCGTAACGCTGCTCACCGTTCCAACAGCCTGCAGACCTGTGACAACCACATCCGCGCTGGCATCAATGACCACTGTTCCCAGGGCCGTGGTCCCTTGCACACCAACCGGAGAGACGTTGGCGTCGCCCGTGTGATCAACCGACCCTACCTGCCCAGTACCTGCCACCCCTGTAACCGCCACGTCCGCATCTGCGGTCACCGTGACGCTGCCCAGAGCCGTGGTGCCCTGCACCCCAGTAACCGATACCTCAGCATCACCAACCATGGTGACCTGGCCAACCTGCCCTGTTGCATCTACCCCAGTGACGCTGACGTCTGCGTCAGCCGTAACCGTAACACTACCTACCGATCCCGTAGCCGACAGCCCCGTCAGCGTAACATTAGCAGCGGCAGATATTGTGACGGAGCCAACCGCACCCGTGCCCGTGGGAAGATCAGCAAGGCTCTCGCCCCACGGATCATTCCCCCAGCCTACGCCAGACGCATTCCAGCCTTGAAACGCAACAACAGCATCAGCCACCCCTGCTCCTTATGCAATTCTAATAATCGCATTGCTTGCATCAGCAGTTGGAAAGATGATGGTGAAAGTGCCGCTGGTGGACGTCTTCGCACCACCAAAATCCAAGACGCAGACGGTCGGATCGCCTGCGGCCGTGTCGTTGTAAATCAGCGCACCATAGGCCGTGATGGTTGCACTGGTAAAGGACAGGTCAGCAAAGTCCGTAAACGCAGTGGTCCCAGTGGCTATGGGCGTGACGTTGGTCAACGTACCGCCGCCCGCCGCATAGGTGCCCGAGTTAGCCACCTCGTTGGTGACCGTGTAGGCGGTTGTTGCAGCAGTGAACGATGCACTGTTGTCGTACAAGGCCAGCTTGAACGTGTTGCCGGTGCTGGTCGTGAAGTTATGCACGGCCTTCATCAGCTCTACCTTGAAGCTGGTGCACATGAAATTGCCTGAAAATGCCATTTTAATCTCCTAACAAATGAACCAAGTCTGGGTGACCGGCCTCGCGCAGGCGTAAGGCAATAGTTGCTCGGTCCTGTTCAACCGCTTCTTTTAAATAAAACGCCACGACTTGCTTGACGTTTTCCTTAAAAGCTCGTGCCTGCGCCTGCACCGCCGGATGCGACTGGTCCCCGATATAGATGATCTTGTCAGCAGCGCGCGCGGCCAGCTCTTCTGGCGTCCAGCCACGTGCTTGCGTGGTTTCGACAAAGACGCTGCCCATGCCCATAGGTAAAGGTGCGGTCATCATGGTCCGGGTGAATCCGATTTAAGTGGAATGCGAAGCATGCCATCACGATACTCGTCACGGCGGCGACGGCCCTGCTGCTCTGCGCCCAGGCCTTGAAGCGCCTCTTTGTAGGCCCCACGGAAGTACTGCATCATTTCAGCCGGCCCTTTTGTGTAGCTGTAGGCCTGGATCAAGCAGGCGTACAGGAGCGCTTCTGGTGCATTGCTGCTGATCCAAGTAGTGGGATTGGCCGACGACAGCTGTGGTGGGCGGTAGATGTAGCCCAGCTCTACGCTGTAGTTCTGGTTCGGGGTAGGTGCAATGTAAAACGTGGCCTGGTTCCACACTGAGTAGTACTTGGGCGTGCCTTGCGTGGTGCCGTTGTCCCAGTACTCCTTCATAAAAGACGTGTCGCGGAAATCCAAAAACAGCTGGTCCCCGCTGGTCGGCGTCAGGATCATGTAGCGATGCGTCAGGAGGTCGGTGGGAGCAGTCAGGAACTTATTGCCCTGAGTCATGCTGCCCGTGACCTCTAGCTTAAAAACATCCAGGTCAATTTCCCGAAGAATTTGATTCTCCGAAAGGGTGATGAAGGTGTCTATCACCGCGCTGGTAAACACGTTGCTGTTTACCTCGGTGTAGTTCCGAATGTTGGTGACAAGTTCGTTGTAGGTCATGTGATACTCACAGTCACTGTACCGACAACGCCCTGCGCAATGAGCGCCTGGTCCTGCACATACGGCTGCATGTTAGTGCCGCCTTGCACGCTGCCGTAACTTTGAAAAGCGGTGAAGCCCGGTGCGCCGACAAAGACGGACACTGGTTCAATGCGATCGGGCCGCGGATCGCGGAGCGCAATGGCGTCCCCTTTGTAGCGAAGCGGCTCGAGTTGCGGCTCCTTTGGCTCGTAATCGTCCGGGCACACCATAAACCCGCGCCAGTTCTTGCGCAAAATGTTGTACTTGTACCGCTGCCCGCAATAGTCACAGAGGGCATTAGAAAACTTGCCTGACGCAAAGGCCATGTCATACCCCCAAGTCCGGTACAAACTGCACGCTGGCAGTGTCTCGATCTTCCAGAGCAGCGCGTTGGAAGTCCTCCTCGTAGATCGTCTTGAGCGCCGCAACGCGGTCGGCGGCAAACTTAAGGGCCAGATAGTAAGCCAGGCCTGACGCTAGGCAAGGCAAAAATCTGAAATTGACATCCGAGGTGTTGGTGTAGTCGCCGGCGTCTTGGATGCGCCGAATGCGGTAGTACACAAAGGTGTAGTTTTGATCCGCTGCCGGGTAAAAGTACACCTTTGGGACATTGGTGCGCTCTACGTAAAACTGCGCAGGGCGGGCCTGCGTGGTCTTGTCAGGCACGTTAAGGTAGTCTTCACGGCTGATGCGCTCAATGTAGACGTCCGTGTTGATGCCTTGGTTGTTTTGGCGAATGACCGCTTCCAACACATTGACCACATCAGTCGGCAACGAAATACTGCTGTCCCCCTGCACCAGGGCAAAAGTAGCCTGCTCAATGGTCCACAGGTTCAACCCACGATTGGCCCAGTCGAGAAACAGCAAGTTGAGCGAGCGGCGTGCCGAAGAAAGCTGATAGCCGCTTGTGGGCCGCATTCCGCAACGCTCAAATGCCTCTTCGATCAGGTCGTCAATCGACAGATCAAATGTGGTGGTGTTTGAGGTTGTCATTTGCTGTACAGGTTGTTAAAGGTCTGCTGTGCGTCCATGTACGAATCATCTTGCTCCGCGCAGTGTGTCCACTGGCTGGGCCTAAAGTCTGGAGCACCCTCCCCCGTTTGCCAAAACGCAGGGCTTGTGACCCTGACTCGGTTGTTGGGCAAAGCCACAATGTTGCCTGTCCATTTGCCCGCATCTGTCAACATCAAAACATGACTCTGTTTGTGCTGCGCAGGACAGTCTGCTACCTCGCTCTCCGCATAGTCTACGGTAAACAGGTACCTGCCGGTGTGAAATTCCCCGTCAATCTTACACAGCCAAGGGCTAGGACTGGTCCGCGAAAACTTCACTACCGTGTGGTGGTGAGAGGGGCAATCCCAGGGCTGCGCCAAATGCGTAGGCATTCGTTCTGGCCACTCTTCCAAAGGAATGTCCCCCACCAGCCCGGTGATGGGCATGCGCGCCCACATCGCTCCCCCGTGCACGTTCTCAGACCCGTCTACATGGCTTTCACACCCCGTGAACACAAGCTGAAAACTCAAGCAACGGTCCGGCATGACATTGACCGCAATGACGTTTGCGTGCAAATACTCGCCATGGTACTTCTGGTGCATGTGCGTAAACTCGCGTCTGACCCAGCATTTAAAGTACGGGATGTTGCTGATGAGATAGGACATTACTTGGCGCGCTTGCCGCCCGCCATCATGCCCTTGGCCGCGCCGCCGGCAGCGTAGCCCTTAGACATCATGCCCCCGCCCATTTTGCCGATGGGTTTGCCCATGGCCATGCGCTTGTGCTCATTGATGCCGCCTTTGTTGGCCATGCCACCTTTGGCCATCATAGGGACGCCCGTAGAGGTGCTTGTCTCGGACATCATCTTGTTTGCGGGGCCGCTTTCAACAGCACCACCGCCGCGCGTAGCGGCTCCCATTCCACGTCCAGCCATATCAAACTCCTTTTTTCATTGCACGGCCTTTGACGTCGGCCGTTTTACGTTTAACAGCGCGACCCATCTTGTCGCCCATGTCAGAATCTTTCATCATCTTGCCGTCAGGCATCTTATGCATGCCTACCGCGCCGCCTTTTTTCATCTTGCCAACGCCGTCGGCCGCAAAAGACGGAACCATTTTGCCGTCCTTTTTAACCATTTTCATGCCAGATTTTTTCATACATTTACCCCATTTTTAAACTGTTGATTTCAACACTTCCAACGCTTTCTTGCCTGACGAAGCCTGCTGTTAGGGTCCTTGGCAGCGTCTGGGAAATCCTTCATCTGTCCTTCCGACCTGGCGCAATATGAAGCACGACGCTTCGCCTCTGTGGGCGAAGGCTTACTCGAGGTCACCGCCGTCTTGAGCTTGCTTCCAGGATTGGCCTGGCGATACGCTGCAACGCCTTTCTTGGTCATGCCAGCACCGGCCTTGGTAGCGCGGAAGTTCCCGCTCTTTACCGAGGTTTTGATGCCCATGCCATTTGATTTAGCCATAGTAAATGTTCACTGCAGACAGGTTGACCATGTAGGCATAGATGGCATTAACGGCCAAAACACCTTGATCAGGAACATCAGGGGCGTTGTTGAAAATGTCCGTGGCAGATACCTCATAGGTCAACAACCAACGATTGTTTCCGCTAACATAAATAGCCGCCGGACTGCCTGTAATAGTACCTGTGTTAATGTCCGTAAGCGAAAAAGAATTAGCATCTATTCTGGTGATGGAATAGTTGCCATCTGTTGCGGTACCGCCTGTTCCATCCGCAAAGTGAATTCCTACCACATCCCCTGTTACCAACCCGTGGGCCGTCTTAGCAACTGTTACAGTAGTTCCACTACGCCCATATGTAACACTTGAGGTCACGGGAGCAGAAGTCGTATCAAACATTACCAGTTCGCCTGCGGTAGCAGTGCCCACGAAGGAAAGGCCTCTGATACGGTTGCGGCCCATCACCAGAAAACCACTGGCGTTTATATGCGCTTGTTTGACATTAGTTGCCATTTTCTTGCTCCGGTTCTGGGGCCTCTAGCCTGTTTATAAGCATCTTGTACGCCTGGATTGTGGCTTGAGCCTGAGTCAAAAAGGTTTGTGCCTTGTGCGCTTCAGTCTCAAGTTCACGAATCTCAGATTCCAAGAATTCCTTGGTGATCTGCATTATGCAAAGGTCGAGTACGCGGGAACGTAGTACACAGTGCCGCCAATCATTACTTTGATTGCTTTAGCTACAGTGGTAACAGAAGTTGCCGCAGGAGCGCAAGTAGCGGCGGGAGCCGTATCAATGTTCATCAACAATGGAATCTCACCAGTGTTTGCGCCGCTATCAGTCACGCGAATAAATGAGGCTGTTGCTGGCAAAGTGGCATTGACGGAGTAGTTGGTGTCCAGCTGGATCACAGCCAAGGTACCGCCGGGAGTAGCATCTGAGCCGCCCAAAGTAGCGCGAATTGCGTTAGCAGCGCCAGAAATAGTAGCCGATGCGCCATCAACTTCCAAAGAAATGTGTGCGCCATTGATTGTGCCAGCAGCGGCTGCGCCTGTGCCGGTCACAACAGAAAAGGCACGAAGCGTTTCGCCTGAACCTGTAGAGGTAAAGGTCAGCTTGTTGTAGCTTAGGCGCGTGTCGCCAGTAGTGGCAGAAGTTGTGGCAAAGGCAGAATTAATATTCTGAGCAGTGGTAACGGCAAGAGGGGAAGCAGAAGTGCCCGTGATGAACCCGTTGGTCGAGGTTACTGGGCCGGAGAAGGTGGTCGATGCCATGATTTTTCCTTACATACAAGTTAGGCGCATTAGTCTGTATGTCGTCAGCCGGGGCTGTCTAATGCACCGGAAGGCCCGGAGTGGCTGCAATATACCCTATTTTTTAACAAAAGAAAAGGGGCCGAAGCCCCTTTTCTTGGTTGAGAACTCCCAACCCTCTTTCGCTTAGGCTCCAGGTGAGCCAAATATGCCGCGAGGATCGCTGAAGCCGAAGCTGTAGCGCTCACGTGCCTTGTAACGGACGTTGCCGGTGTCAAAGTCACCTTCAAAGCCAGTTTTCATGGACACGCGCTCGAACATCTTCATGCCGTTAGGAGCGTCAGTTTTGAGGAAAAACGCGTCTGGATCGATCAGGAAGTTGTTGACCACGTAGCCCTGAGGCACCATGCCCATGTTGCGGATGGCGTTGACGTCGTTATCAGCAGTACCGACGCGCAGCGTGGACTTCATGATACGGTCAGCGGTGAACATCAGCTCTTTGGGGATGATCAACTTTAGGCCCTGAACGGCAATCTTCAATCCGCGCTCATCGGTGAACGCGGCAATGTCGATCAGCGACTGTTCCAAGGAGGTCTCGGACAAGTCAGCCGGCGTGGCCAGGGTGTTGGACAGGTTAGGACCTGACAGGGTGGGGTGGTTGGTTGCGCACAAAACAATGCCGTCGCCACCGATGGAGGTGGTGAAAGCGCCGTTGAGCACAGCCGCAGCCTTGATCTGCTTGGTTTGAGCCATTGAGCGGGCCAGGGCCTTGGTGTAGCGGGCAGACAGACGGTCGTAGAGGTTGTCCTCAACGGCTTCTTCGGTCAGCGAGAACGCCAAAGCAATGGTCTCATGGGTATAACGAGCCGTGTAGACCTCTTGCGCCTGGTCGTAAGAAACGCCAGAGCCTTCAGACTTCACAGGAGCTTCGCCAAAGCCAGACTCCATCACTTCCTCTTCAAACGCGCGGTCAGAAGATTCGACGGAGTAGATTTGGGTGTGCTGGTTCTCGTAGTTTTTGTACTCCAGACCAAACAAAGCATTGAGCCCGGGCTCAAGCTCTTTCACCAGTTGTGCACGTGAAATTGCCATGATTTATCTCCTTTATTGACCAGCAACACCTGCACTACCGTACACGTGTTCGTTGATCTTAACTACCACCACGGCATTAGTGCCGAAATCGTTAGCCGGTACGTTGTACAGACCAACAACCTTGAGGTTTAGAGCCGCAGTTGTAGCAAGCGTGCTAGAGTTCAGTTCCATGCTAGAGACACCAGTGGTGGTGCTTCCGCCAGTACCGATAACATCCGCGTTATTGCCCACGTTAGCTGCAACAAACCCTGCGTCAACTTGAATCAGGAACAGTTGGCTAGGATCGTCGATCACATTGGCTAGAATTTTGCCCGATGTGATGTTGACAGAACCCGGATAAAAGTTGCTGAAAGTTGGCTTTCCGGTGGTCGGATCGTTGTAGCTGCAACCGTTAAACACGCCTACCGCAGCAGTGTGTGTAGCCGGGAGAAACCGAGTGATATATCCACTGGCAAGAGCAACCAAGTCGCCTTGGAAAATTGTTCCAGCCTGGTTATCATTAATCTCATACCCGTACTGCTTTTGTGCACCAGTCGCGGAAAGATTGCCGATAGGACGCAGACCGAAGGCTTTATCAATGTTAGCCATTTGTCATTCCTTTAAAAAGATGTATCCGTCAGCCTTTGTTAAGGCCACCGAAGGAAACGCGGGAGCGACGAGAAGGTCGGTCAATGGTCATACTGTGATGCGCATTTGACTTCATCAACTCATTGTCGGCTGCCTGCAATTGGTCATTCGCTCTACTCTGGTAATACGCGCTGCGTTCTTCCAACGTCTCTAACGGGATACGTGCAAGAAGTAAACCTCCCACGCTGATAACACCAGCATGTCGGCCGTCTTCCATTGTTGGAACATGAAAGTCGGGGTACTCGTCCCCACGAACCAGCTCATACCCCTCGCGGAGTTTTCCAGAGATGTTCGTGCGATCGTCCATACCACCTACTTCAGCTCGAATCCAACGGTGCTTATATCCAGGAGGCGGGGGTGGCGCATCCAGTCGTGAAGGGGGAGCCCAAGGTTTACGTCGCGCATCCTTCTCCCGAGATTCGATCCCACGAGAATTGCGATTGAGAATAGGTATCTTGACGTCTGACATGGTCTTACTCCTTTACGTACTTGGCATATTCCTCAAGAGGAACACCCAGCTTTTTGGCAATTGCAACTTGACTTGGGGTCAATTTGACGGTGCGGCGTGCGTTGTTAATACCCGAAGATCGGGATGCAGGTGCTACCGTCTGCACGGTACGGGTAGACCTGTTATTTTGCGCTTGCTGTCGTCCTCCCCCCAATTTCTGGGGGAATGTCTGCCTCAAGCGGCTGTCTAGCTCATCATAATACTCATTACCGTTGGGGTCAAGTCCCTCAACCTGAATTAGTTGCCGGTGAATTCCCCATGCGGCATGGGTCATGGCAGTGTCTCGGCCATACCAAGGGTTACGCTCAGCCCAGTCCTCGACCCGCGGGTCCAGTTCCTGTTGAATCTGTACCTGGGGCTGTTGAGCAGCTTGCTGGGCAGCCAACTGCTGCTGATAAGCCCACTGCTGGGATTGTTGTTCGCGTTGCTGGGACGCTGCAGCAATCTGATTCTGCTCCATTGTGATCGAAGTCAGACGCTGTTGGGCCTCCGTTTCGGTGTCAATGTCCCCCTCTTCACGGGCTTTGCGAATAATCTGTTTAAGCGCCACGGCTTGGGTTTGCACCCGCCCATTAGCCTCGCCAAGACGTTCGCTGTCCACGGCCATGTATTGCTGCTCAAGCTGCTGCGACCGGGCCTGGACACTCTTGGCGTATTCCAGGGCTGCCTGCTCACGGCGCTGGGTCTCGCGCAGGCGCGCGGTTAATTTGTCAATGCGCTTCTTGACCCCCTCACTGTACTGGTCAAGTTCTCCCCCGCCGTCCGTGGTCTCGACCCGCGGTGCTTGGGGCCTGTTCAACACCTCGGCCGCGCCATCCTCTCCAATGGACACCGTGGCGGGACTTTCGTCTTCGCCTACCTTAAACTCTAACTCATCATTCATACCATTGCTCCTTTACATGTGCAGAATGTCTTCGGGACTGTTCACCACTCCAAGTACCTCGTCGTCGTTAATGAGACGAATCTCACCTCCGTCGATTGGGATGCGTGCGCCAGCGTAGCGGCCAAAAATAATCCAATCACCCTGTTTGCACCAGGCACCCGTGGGGAATTTGGATTGATCGGCGTAGGCTAGGCCCCCTACCTTCAAGACGTAGCCGCACACGGTGCCAAGCTGCGACCGGCGCTGCGTTTCTTCAGCCAGGACGATGCCGCCCTTGCTTTTCTCCGCGCCACGATAGGGGAGGATGGCAATGCGCCACCCGGTAGGCTGGGGAATGGTGTTTATGACCGCCTGGTCCAGTTTTTCTGGGTCAAAACCCAGTTCTGTGTAAGCGTCCTCAAGGGCTGGCGGCGTGTTGGCTGCCTCCTCGGCCCATTTACGCTCCAAGGCGGTTGTGCTGATTTCAGGTAGTTTTGCGGTTTCCATAGTCTTCCTTTTATTTAAAAAGATCGTCGTCATCCGTGATTTTTTTGAGCAACTCTTTCACGGAGTCTTCAACCATCCTCAAACCCTCAAGGCGACCCATCATGTAGCGATAACGCTCCATGTCGGTAATGGTCCCGTTCAAGACAATCTGTTTAGATTGATCCTGAAGTTTCCTGATTTCCCTCAGAACTGCTTCTGCAAATTCAAGCATGGTGGTTTCCATGAAAAGCAGACGGTACAAGGCCCCGTCTGGAAGCGCTCACTCACAAGTTAGTATATCTTAACTGGGCGGTTGCCGTCTTTTTTCTTCACAACCATAAACGGCCCTTGGACCCCTTTAGAGGGTTTTATCGCGCCGCCTTTGGACATTTTGGCACCAGCTACCTTGCTGGGGCTGCTGGTGCTTTTGCTGTGACCCTTTTTATGCGGCATATTTGCCTCCTGGTTGATTAAGTTTGGCCTGCTGCATTTGCATCTTCTGCAGGTTAATTTGATTGGCCTGCTGCGACTTCTGCTGGTCCAAGGCCAGGCGCTGCTGATCAATACTGATGCGAGCCTTGTCGGCCTCGGCGCGCTGAGCAATCTCCTTCTCCTTGATCTGCACCAAAGGATCAGGCCCCTCGCCACCTGCAAAGGATTCCTGCAGCTCGCGGGTCTGTTTAAAGCCCATGGCAATACTGATGGCCACCATGCCCTCTTTTTGGATTGCTGAAACCATGCGATCCGGGTCGGTCCCATATTGCTTGAACAAATCAACCTCAACATCTTCTTCCGCGCGCAAGCGAATGTGGTCAAGGATATGCTTCTGCAGTTCAATGGCAGACGCGGGATTGGTTTGCAATATGGGCGACATGCCCATCATCAAATGCGCTGCAATGTGTGCATCATGCTGTTGGCCAGCGAACGCTTTGAGTTTCATGCCGTTCAGTACGTCGCTGTTCTCGGACGCCGGATCACGGGGCATGTTGGTGTTCTGCGGCAGCAGCACTCCGTCGATGTCGCGGAGGTTCAGGGCGGCATACATGCGGTAGTACGCCTCATACATGTTGTGCATGTTCGGCGCGCTCTGTGCCAGCTGTAACTGCATTTGGGCCAACTGAATGCGCTGAGCAGAACTGAAGATGTTGGGGTCCGCCACCGGCTGCACCGACACCATGGAGTTGAAATCCGCTTTTTTGATCTTGCGACTGGCCCCTGGCACGTCGTAAGGGTACTCATCGGGCATGTACTGGCCAAAACCCTCAAACAGCAGACGAAATTCCAAGGTCTGCGCATAGTGCAGGCGCTTGTGGATGCTGGACATGACCATAGAGCCGCGCTCGAGCAACGCCAGGGTGGTTCCCACCTGGGCATACTGGTTGCCGTCGCCCACTTGCATGTCGGCGGTGCTGGACAGGCGCTTGCCCGACTCCACCAGGAACCCCATCAGGGCAAACAGCACCTGGCTGGGCTCTTTGTAGGGCAGCGGCAGCAGCGATGCGGAAAGTTCCGCGCCGCCAGCGTCTATATCGCGCCATTCACCCGGCTGGATGGGATCAGAGTCGTCCGCGATCCGTGCGCCTTTAGCCTTGAAGCCTGCAGGGAGGTTAGAGAGCGTGCCGGCGTCGTTCAACTGGCGCAAAGCGCTTGTAGCGCCCTTGGCCAGACCTCCAATGAGGTGCACAAAGCCCAAACCGTAGGCACCGGGGCCTTCAACAAGCACGTAATGCACAAAATAATTGCGGCGCAGGCGCTTTTCGTCGTTTTCTTTCCAATTTCGGCGAATTCCGACCACCTTGAGCGTGTCCTCGGCCAATGTGACGACATAGGGCAGCTTGATGCCGGTAAATTCGCCGTCTTCATCCTTGTCTTCAAAGCCTTGGAGGTCCAAATCGACCAATTGCTCAAGCAAAAAGACCTCTCCCTCGTCATCCGTGGACCGAATACCGGTAATCTTGTCAACTGCCTCACGGATTTGGCTTGCATCGGCCGGCGCGGCGTAGGTGTCCAAGAACACGTCCAGGTATTCCCCTGCCAGAGCACGCTTTTTGTACTCGTTGGAGTCCATTGCAATTCGGTGGGTCAACCGCGGGCATTGGGACACGACACTTGAGCCGTTGTACGGGATGTAGACGTCGTCTGCCAGGCACAGTTTTGACACCATGCGGCCCAACTGGTAGTCGTAGTAGACCTTTTTGAAGGTTGACCCGCCGTAGCCTGTGTAAAAAAGCTGCTGGTCAAACTCAGGCGTGTACTCCTCCATCACCGTGGTGATCTGGTAGTTCATGAAGTCCTGCACACGGCCGGCCTGCTGAAACTTTTCGATGGTCTCCTTGCCCATGATCTGCGAGCGAACCGGGCCGCCGGCAGGCATCAACTCCTTGAAGGCCTGTGCCTGGAATTGAATGATGGCCTCGGTCAACATTGGATGGGTCGCGCCCGACGCGCCGCGGAAGGGCTTGGTCCGCTCTTCCATGCGGAAGCCCAACAGGTCCAGGCCCTTGGCATACATCTGCTCCCAGTCGGCCCGCGAGCCCTTGTCCGCCTCAAACAGGGCCGACACGTCAATGCCTATCTTGGCCAAGATATCCGGCTCAATGATCGCGGCCAGGTTGCTGTAGAAATCCACCTCTTCGGCTTCCTGCTCCCCCATCTCCACGGTCGCGCCACCGTCGTCTTCAATGATGATTTCAATGTCCGTCTGGGGCTTTGGGATACCGCCACCTATCACTACCTCAAGGGTAGGCATCCGGTTCAGTGCTTTTTCGATTGCCATGTGTGTTCCTTAGCTGTGGGCTTTGATAAACGCCATATTTTTATCTGCTGAGCCACCTTTGTTATAACGCCGCAGGACTGCCCCACCGCGAGCAAAACCCTCAGGCAAACTATCTAATCCACCTCCTGCCGCCCGCCATGTACTCAATTTTGCTTGTTCGTCTTGTGTTACGTAAGAGGGAGCAGACTTGCCAATTCTTTTAAAAAAAGTGGCCATGTTGCTGTTTGCATCTATTTTTACCAGCCCCGTATTACTTAAATCCTGGACATCAAACCACTTGCCACTCTTAACAAAGTCCTGCACAAAGGGTAAGTACTCTTTGTTTGGTGCGGCGTTTTGCTTGCCTTTAATTTGAGTAACTTCTCCTGGCAATTCACCAATGATTTCGTTTGCCGCTTTTTGAAATGCATCCATTCGCAGTCCAGAGGGATTGTTGCTGTACAACTCTTTTGCGCGATTTAAAATTAATTTACGTTGTTCTGAGTTAATGGGGAGAACGCCGCCTTCAAAGTCGTTATTGTATTCAAAAGTTTCAGGGAACTTATCTATCCCACCTTTAATTGTGTAGCCAATGGGGTGTTTGCCCCTGGCAACTTCAATCGTTGTATGAGGCTCGCCCTTTTCGTCAACCAAGGAGTACACCTTGGCGTCCCCGCTCTTAATTGCCTCCCACCCGCCATGGCCGTAGCTAAGCCTGCCTGAATTGCCGGAGCCTTTAACCCAGTCAGGGTGGCCTACTGGCGGCTCATAGCCCCTGACAGAATGCCCCATGGCATCTGACTCTTGCGCAAATGACCCAGGCCTGTTAAGTTGAATCCACCTGTAGCCTTTTGGATATTCTTTGTAGACGGGCAGTCCTTCACGGGCCGCGGTACGCGCCGCATTCATCTTTGCAGCAAGTTCTTGATCGTACTGGTGAGTACGACGGACGGCATCGGCCACGCTGACTTTGCTGAGTTGCTCTGGGCGGATGCGACCGGTCGTCACATCTTCACGCAGCACGTCCATGATATGGTCAAAGCCGAGGCTCGGCACTATACTTGCAACACTGGTGGTTCCAGGCCTTCGCAATTCATTTACCGTTTCTGTGTCTGGCACCTTTGCCGCCCATTCACCGCCTGGCTTGCTGGTAAGCAGGTCACGCATTGTCAAGCCGCCGGGAGTATTTCTGCGAATGGTCTCCCCTATTTCCCTGGGCCGTATTGCCTCGTCAGCCCGATACTCCCATAACCTGGCTTGGGGCGATGTTCCTACGCCTGTATTTGGAAACTCGGCGTTCTCTCGGCGTATTCCAACTTCAACATCAGCCTTAGTGTTATGCAACTGATCAAGGTATTGGGTGGCCTCAGGTCCGGTTTTTTGTGGCAGATGCGTAATACCCTCTTCTGCTAACTTGCGTACCGGGTCATCCGGTGTGCCCATCTGTTTCTTGACGTAGTTGGTCAGGCTGGTGTCCACCCAGTTATCAAGGGCCGCATCCCCTATGGAATTTGGAGGCATGGTGCCCTCTATTTTTAAAGGTCGCAGGGCCTCCTCTACGTTCCCTGGAAGCCAGTTCCCGCCAGGTTTTTTTACTACATTAGACGGAGGTGCGCTCAGGGCTTTTAGCATTTCTGCGCTTTTACCGCCTCTTTTCAACACTTCAGTGACGGGCTTTTCCAGGGCCTTCTCGGTTGCCATGCCGATGCGTTCTCCCTGAGCCGCAACAGCCGCACGAGGGATGGACCGCAGCATCGCTGTCTCAGGAAGGATAGGGGGCAGCTTGCTCTGCTCCATCAAGCGGTTTAATTCTTCAAGGTTTTCGCGCCCTTTTGTAGAGCGGGGGACGTAGGTGTTCCGCTCGATAAAAGCCTGCGCTTCCTTCTCCGCAATTGCAGGGGCCTTGCCCTCAAGGTACTTGCCGCTGGTCAAGCCCTTGTACAGGCCGTAAGGCATTCCGACCACCGAGGATAACGCCCCGCTGCCCAGGGTCAACGCGGTCTCGCCGGCACCGATGAGCTGGTCCTTGATGCTCGTTTCGCCTTCCTCGGTCGAGCCGCCGGCGCGTTTGACAGGGGGGTTTGAGTTACGTCGAGCAAGGTCTAAAAGAATCTGAAATTCGGTTGCCGCTGTTGCGTCCACATGTGGTGGAGCCGCCTCTGCAGTGGTGGGACCTGCAAAGTTCCCTACGCCATGGGCAGCCATCTCATACGGTAAGGCCCGATATTCTTTGTTCTGCAAAAACCACTCTGGATAAGATTTGCGAGCAAGCTCCGTGCGTTTTTTGCCGCTACGCATGCCCCCATCCCCCACCATTTTTTCATAGGCATCAGTAAACTTATTGCCCTTGCTAAAAATACCACTCTGCTTACTGTTCTGTTCTTCAAATTGCCGGTCTGTTGCATGCGCCATTTCATGTGCCAGCGTTGAGGGCCCAATGTCCCCTTTGTAGCCCGAGTCAACGAGGTTGTTCTTGTTGAGCTTAATGGTGCCGCTGCCTACTGCACCAGCAAAGGGCAGCTTGAGCGCGCTGAACACCGCATCAAGACTTTCTGGCAAGTACCCTGTTTTTATGTCGGGCACCGCATCTTTTGACTTTAGGTATTCCAACATGGCGCGGTAGTCCTCGTTCTTCTCTGCCTTGTTTTTTATGTCTTTTATAAAGTTTTCGTCATTGCCTTTAAAAATACTACTGAAAAAACCGCTACTTTCGGTTTTTTCAGCCTCAGGCTTTTTTGCTTCACCACCTTTGTTGAAGCGCTTGCTGGTGAGCTTGCCTTTGGTCAGGGTGGGCTGTCCCAAGGTCGGCGCGCCGAAGGTGTCGGCTGAAAGGCCTCGGGCCCTGTCTTGCGAGGCCTGAGCCTTTAGCTGGTAGATTCGCGCCAGCTCCCGCATCTGCGCCTGGGCAGAATCCGTGTCCTGCAGCTTGGGCGGAGAGGTGCCCATTGCGCCCAGGTCACCTTTAACCAAGGACTCATACGCCATCTTCGCACTGCCGCTCTTGGCAGGCTCGGGTTTTGTGCGTTTGATGGCCTTGCGGACAGGCGAGACATTGGGATTTGTCTGGCTTACGCTGCTGAAATCCGCCATCATCTTCTGCGCCGCGCCAAGCGGGTCGGTGTTGATTACGTCCTCAGACGTGTCATCGGAAAGCGTCTCAGCGTTCTGCGCAAGCAAAGCCTGGAGGTCTATGTTCCCGCCCTTGGCAAAGCTGTACACGGGCATTGCCATCGGGGAGTAAATGCGGTTGCCCAGGCGGTCGGTAAACATGCCCGCATTTTGCTGACCTCCCAACATCCCAGGCGACAGATTGGGGTTTGAGCCCAGCGCACTCATGGTGTTTTTTGCCCCGTACAAGGGCATGTCCGCTGGTCCGATGGCCGCGGTCCCCGGGGCAAGGCCCGTGGAGGTCTGCGGTGTCAGGGCAAAGTAGCTGCTGGGGCTGGTGGCCGCGCCTTTCTTGCCTACTCTAGGTTTGGCGATTACAGGAGGAGGGCGGACAGGCGTGTAAGGAGGCTGTGTTGGAGGAAGTACCGGAGGCTGTGTTGGAGGGAGTACCGGAGGCTGTGTTGGAGGGAGTACCGGAGGCTGTTTGGGCCCCATTCCTTTGTCATTAGGTTGGCGAAAAACAGGTTGAGTCTCAATTGGACGGACGGGTTGAGGTACAACTGGTTGGACGGGTTGAGGCCCAGGTTCAAGAGGGCGGGGTGGCTGAGGTACAACTGGTTGGACGGGTTGAGGCCCGGAGTCTGGGAACACTGCAGGTCCACCGTACATTTTCTCATTTGGAAACCACTTGCCGTCGGTGTAAAACCATTTGCCGTCACTGCTGCCAGGACTACCATAAGTGTTGCCGTCAGGGTGAGGAACGGGAGGGACAATGTCTCCACTTGGAGGAGGAGGAATAGATGAACCTGTTGCTGGCGGAGCAACGGCCGTTATTTTTTTAAGATCGGACGCAGCGGAGCCAGGTATTGGGCCGATGACGCCAGGGGCAAGGACAGGTTGCTTGGGTACCATCCCCCTGTCATTAGGTTGGCGAAAAACAGGCTGAGTCTCGACCGGGCGGGTAGGCTGCGGTATGGCCGGTTGGACAGGTTGTTGAGACCCGGGTTCGGGAGGGCGGGGTGGCACAGGAGCTTCTGTCCTTAAAGGAGGCAGCCCTACAATTTCTCGCATCCTAGCTTCCGCTTGACTCTTGTTGCCTTTTTTTAAATCTTCGATTGCATCATATAGTCTTGGCCCGGAAGGGGTCGGGGCACTGGCCATCACCTCACCCCCTTCTGCCATAAAGAGGTCAGGATCACTGGCCGCGTCCTGAGAGTTTTGAGAGTCCTGATAGCCTTGGGAGTCCTGGAAATCTTGGAAATCCTGCATTGCCGTGTTGTACAACTGACGCTGCTCTTCAAAGGCGTCTAACTCCCTCTGCCGCTGGATTGGAGATGCCCCATAAGGTCTGTTCATCATATGCACACCACCAATAAATAAGGAATTACTGGGCATTTTACCCCTCAATAGCACTCCGGCACAAGCTCCTTGCTAACGCGTTTACCGGGGCCTTTGGCCCTCAATAGTACTCCGGCACAAGCTCCTTGCTCTCACTTTCCTCCTTGTCGTCGGTTGTCAAGCTAATAAAATTCCCCCGCCTGAACCGGTCCATGGCCATGGTGGTGCTGTCCACCATGTCGTCGTTGTCCCCATTTGGGAACGCCGCGCACTCCTCGACAAGCAACTCCGCCCACTCGGTATCCGGGGCCCAGACCATCCCGCCCTCAAACAAAGGTGCCACCGAATGCGCCCGCGACACCTTATCCTGGCCCGCGCGCCGCCCACCCGGCGAGTACATCGTGACAGGGATGCTCATCCTCCTAAGCTCCTGCTGCAAGGGTGTCCCCGTCGCCTTGGCCTCAATCAGCACATTGTCCGGCTGCCAGTGATCATACTGCTCCTTGGCGATTCGTTTTAGTTCAGGAAAGTCCCACCGCCCACGCTTCACGTCCAACAAGATAATAGACGCCCCCGCGTCCTCGTTTAAGTAAAACACGCCCCAAGTCGTGATGACCGTGTAGTCCGCCGTCTCCTTCTTCGAGTACGCCGTGTCCATGGACTGAATGATGTAGTTCACCTCCGGCGGCTCGTCCTTCTGCCACACGCGCCACCACTCCCGCTTCAGGATCGCCCCCTCATCGTTCGTGGGCTGCTGCTGGTACATGGCGTTCCACTTCTGCGCCGACAAGGAGGCCTTCACGCCCTCCAGTTCCTCAATCTTCCAGAACCCCGGCCACAAAGGCCGACCACTGGGCATGATTGCCGGGAACTCGATGACCTCCCATTGGTCCGCGTTCCGCGTTTTCTGGGCCTTCAATAAACGCGCCGTCAGGTCCTTCGTCCCCCAGCGCGTCATCACAATGACAATCGCTCCACCCGGCTGCAGCCTGGTCCGCGGACCGGAGCTGTACCACTCCCAGGCATTCTCCAAAGCAAGCTCACTCATGGCGTCTTGTTCAGAGTGTGGGTCGTCAATGATCAAGACATCCGCGCCACGGCCGGTCATCGCACCGCCCACGCCCACGGCAAAGTATTCCCCGCCCTTGTTTGTGTCCCACCGGCCGGCCGCCTTTGAGTCCTGCTTCAAGGTCACATCAGGAAACACCTCCTTATACATGTCCATGTCCATCAAATCACGGACTTTCCGGCCGAATCGCACGGCTAATTCGCTGTTGTGCGTCGCTTCAATAGCCTTGGTCCGCGGATCACGGCCCATCAGATAGGCAGGGAGCAGATAGCTTGCGAACTCGGACTTCGTGTGTCGAGGTGGCATGTTGATGATCAAGCGCTTTAAGCTGCCGTTGGCGATTCGGTCAAAGGCCTTGGCCATGATTGCATGGTGTTCACCAATGATCACACTGGGCCAGACGTAGCGAGCAAAGTCGATGAAGCTGCTTCGGGCCTTGTCTTGCGTGTCAAGCTTCGCGAGCCGATATTCAAGGCGCAGGCGGTCCGCTTCTACTTCTTCAGGGATCATAAGGTCCGTTTCGTTTTGGAATTGCAAAAATTTTGACACACATTTGGTTATTTGACAAAGGGGGCCCTTTTATTGTTGCGGTCTAAAACTGTTTCACGTGAAACCAACCGTGTAAAACAGGGCTAAAGCCGGCGCAGCCAGCGACCCGGCCCGTTTTTTGGGCCCCGGGGGCGGGTGAGCACTCACTTACGCGCCAGGGCCCGCGGACCGCGGACCGCGGCACCAGGGCGACGGGCCGGCGGCCACCAGGTCGGCGAGCACCAGGTCGACGGCCACCAGGTCGGCGAGCACCAGGTCGACGGCCACCAGATCGGCGAGCACCAGGTCGACGGCCACCA